GATCAACGTAGATTTCAAGCTGATCAAGATCGCTACTTGAAAGCACAGCGTGATGCCATTGCTAAGATGAAAGCTGAAAAAGGCATGGACGAAGCACTAGCAATGGGCATGGAAGAAGAATTTGTTGGTGAACCACATCACGATGGTTCTACATTTAAAAACAGCCTACACACCATACACCGTGTGGCAGTGTACTTAAACAAAAACATCAGTGCCGACGATGATATTCCTGAATGGGTAGCAGAAAAGATGGGCGCTGCCAAAGGTATGTTGACCAGCGTTATGCAGTATTTGATCAGTGAAAAAGAAATGCATCGTGGCCAAGCTGGTATGTTTGAACAAGGTGTGGCGGAAGGCTCGGAACAGATTTACAAAGTCGTAGCACTCGACAAAGGCAACGCACTAAAGAAGCCAACAAAAATGAAAGTGAAGGCTGACTCTATAGAAGACCTATTTAGTAGATTATCCGCCAATGATTGGTATCCTTTAGAAATCAACGGCGTTGAAGTCATTGCTGGCAAGCGTCTAAAGCAAGGTGTGGCAGAAGCTGGTAGTAAGGCACAACAGGCTGCTAAAGCTATTAATATGAAAAAACATCATAAGAAACCTAAAGACGTAGCAGAAGATATTGGACCACAACAACAAGCAGTTGGTCAACTTGGTGCAACTAGTAAAGTTAGTGCAGGTGGTAATATATTAGGTGGACCTGAACGTAGTCAAAAAGGTTTACGTGGTAAATTAGTTGGTGCAAACGAAAGCGTTGAACCAGTATTAAATAGAATTAAAAAATTGTCAGGTCTATAATGCGTGAAATTAATGAGTTTGAAACTTGGGCAAACAGTATTGTTGAAGCAAAATCTGTTACCTCTAACCGTTTAGGAACTCAGGTTCATGGTAAAGCAGACCGCCCATTACAAAGACAACATGACGTAGCATATAAGGCACAAAAAGCCCATCCAGAATTAAGTCCAGAAAATGCATTAGCACTATATGTAAGTGATCAACTTTCGGATATAGAGAAAATGGACTATGAGCAAAACAAACTTATTAATAGTCAAAAACGTGAGAATGAAAAATTGCGTAGGTCACTACAATCATTAAACAAAGAATTACATGACCACGAAAAACAAGCAAGTCAAACTGACCAAGAAGTTGAACGATTAAAAGACTTAAGTGCTAAGTTAGGACCAGCCGGAGTTGAAACAAAAGCACAAGCAAAAGCAAGCGGTGATAAGATTGAAGCTATGCTTAAAGATTTAGAAAATGTAAGAAAAAATCCAAGCATTGATGATAAAAAATTTAAAGAGATTGCTGATAAAGTTGAAAAGATGAAAAATTTTGGAGACGATAAAAGCATAGAAAAAATGCAATCTACATTGCAACAACTATCAAAACATGCAAACATTAGCGATGAAATGTTTGATAACGCAATGAATCGTTTAGCAAAAGCAGAACAAGAGTTAGAAAATAAAGAGATAAGATTTCAAAAAAGCAAAAATCGTAACGATAGACAACGTGCTGAATGGGGAACTAAATTTAAAGACCTCAATGATAAAATTGAAAGCATGGATAAAAAAACATCTACAGCCGATCAAAAAATTAATGCATTAGATAAAGATACTAACGAATTATTTAAATCATACAAAGATAAGATTGAAAAACTTACCCAGTACGAAAAATATTTAGATAATACAGTAGACAACATTGAACAGGCAAAAAATGAAATTAATAACAATTTGGAATTGATTCGTAGTATTGGCAAACAAGACCATGCCATGGATGCAATATCAAACGCACAAAATACTTCTAGGCAAACAGTTGCTACTAATAAGCATCCTCAATTCGAACCAGATTTAGAAAAAGAATTAGAACCAGAACCAGAATTAGAACCAGAATTAAATTTACCTATACCTGATGAGCATTTAGCTGAAGATATAAAAGTACATGGTAACAGATATTCATTAGAAGAAAAAGAATGGTTAGATACATACTTGCCTAAGTTTATGCACTTATATCAAAAACTATACCCAAACGATATGGGTACTATAATTGATGAAGAAGGTTTAAGTCAACTGGTAGAAGATGATATGCATTTAATGTATCAATATCATGCAGTTATATCGCAGAAAGTGGTTAGAGAAAAATTTGAAATTACTCATAAAAAACTAGTATACGCATATAAACAACGCAACGCAAATCAATTATCCTTATTTGCAACAGAATCATTAATCCAAAGTTACGAAAATGGATTAACAAAACTTATCAATTTACCCTATTAAATAAACATTTTGCCTAATTAGGCATAAATATACTTGACAGTAGAAAAAAGTATGTTATACTTGATTCTAGTGTTAGTCACATAATTATGTGTGGCGAATATTAAAACAAAGACCAACTTAAGGAAATTATATTATGGCATCTTTAGCAGAAATTCGTGCTCGTATTGCAGCACAAGAAAACAAGTCAACAGGTTCTAGCAACCAACAAGCAGATAACTCAGTATACGCACATTGGAATATGGATGAAGGTACAACAGCTACCATTCGTTTCTTACCTGATGCGGATACAAATAACCCTTACTTCTGGGTTGAAAAGAACGTTATCAAACTACCTTTCAATGGTGTAAAGGGCGATCCTAACGTAAAACAAATTACAGTACAAGTTCCATGCAATGACATGTATGTACCAAACAGTTGCCCAATCTTGGCTGAGGTTCGTCCTTGGTATAAAGATGAATCACTAAAAGAAATGGCAAACAAGTATTGGAAGAAACGCAGTTATATCTTTCAAGGTTTTGTACGTCAAAACCCAATAGCAAGTGATACAACTCCTGCGAATCCTATTCGTAGATTTATCATTAGCCCACAACTTATACCAATCATTAAATCCGCATTGATGGATCCTGAATTGTTAGATTTACCTACAGATTATACTAGAGGTTTAGATTTTAACATTAAGAAAACTAGCAAAGGTGGATATGCTGATTATTCTACAAGTAGTTTCTCACGTAGAGAAAGTTCTTTAACAGAAGCAGAATTAGCAGCTATTGATGCAAATGGTTTATACAATTTAATTGACTTTTTACCAAAGCGTCCAACAGATGCAGAGTTAAAAATTATTAAAGAAATGTTTGAGGCATCAGTAGATGGTCGCCCATACGACTTAGAGCGTTGGGGTTCATACTATAGACCATATGGCATTGGTGAACCTGCTCAATCATCAAATTCAGGTACTTCGGTTGCAACACCTAGTGTGAACACAACAGTATCCACTCCCGTGAGTACAGTAGAAGACGATGAACCAGAAGCAACTACTACACCGGTGATAGTTCCAACGACTACTCCTAACGATAAGGCACAAGATATTTTATCTATGATTCGTGCCCGTAAGCAGAACGCAGGTGCGTAATTAATTGAACGGGACTTATGTCCCTTCAATTAATATAGGAGAATAACATGACATTACCTGACGAAAGATACCGTGCTATAAAGCAAGGTAAAAAACTATTGGAAGAATTATGTGACCCGGGAAAAACTCCCAGAGTACCAAGTATGGTACGTGACCGAGCAAGGGCTGCATTAAGACATTTCCCACAAGATTATGAAATAGAATCTATAGCAGAAAAATGTCCCGAGTTACTTGATAAACAATCAACTAACTTGTATAATAGTAAAAAATAATGTAAAGGAACTTTAATGGTAAAACCATTTGATGTAAGTAAATTTAGGAAAGATATATCTAAGAGCATTGAGGGCCTTAGTATAGGGTTTAATGATCCGACCGACTGGATCAGTACAGGAAATTATGCACTCAATTATCTTATTAGTGGTGATTTTAACAAAGGCGTGCCTCTTGGTAAAGTTACTGTATTCGCTGGTGAAAGTGGCTCAGGAAAGAGTTATATTTGTTCAGGGAATTTGGTTAAACATGCACAACAACAAGGTATCTATGTGGTACTCATTGATTCGGAAAATGCATTAGATGAAAAATGGCTACATGCCTTAGGTGTTGATACTAGCGAATCTAAGTTATTAAAACTTAACATGGCTATGATTGATGATGTGGCAAAAACAATTACAAAATTTGTTGCAGATTATAAAACACTACCGGAAGGTGATAGACCTAAAGTGTTATTCATCATTGATAGTTTAGGTATGATGCTAACACCAACTGACGTTAATCAATTTGAAGCAGGTGATATGAAAGGTGATATGGGTCGTAAGCCTAAAGCACTAGCTGCACTTGTTCGTAATTGTGTTAACATGTTTGGTAACTTAAATATTGGTATGGTTGCAACTAATCATACATATGCAAGTCAGGATATGTTTGATCCAGATGACAAAGTATCAGGTGGACAAGGATTCGTATATGCAAGTAGTATTTTAGTTGCTATGAAAAAGTTGAAGTTGAAAGAAGATGAAGACGGTAACAAAACTAGTGAAGTAAATGGCATTCGTGCTGCTTGTAAAATTATGAAAACACGTTACGCAAAACCTTTTGAAACACTACAAGTTAAGATTCCTTATGAAACAGGTATGAATCCTTATAGCGGATTACTTGATATGTTTGAAAAAGCAGGATTATTAACTAAAGAAGGTAATCGTTTAAGTTACATTACCGAAGACGGTGAAGTATTAAAGATGTTCCGTAAGGGCTGGGAAAGTAATGAAGGTAATTGCTTAGATAAAGTAATGACTGAATTTGCTAACAAATCAACAAAAACAGTAGTAACAGAAGAGGTCGCTGAGGAGGTATCAGAATGAGTTTAAGTTTAGCGTCAGATATTTGGGACGCATTGCGTGACCATATTGATTTAAGTGAGCGCACCGATGCTGCCGATTCATTAGTGAATTTATTGATAGACCTTAACTTTGAAGTTGAAGACATTAAAGATAGTTTTAGAGATAAGGATATCAGTACCGCTCTGAAAGATTATGCCGATGAGCATGATGTTGATGATGAAGAAGATTACGAAGATGGTGATGACGAAGACGGTGAGTGGTAAATGTCAAACTGGTATACACGGGTATGTAACGACCTAAGCGAAATACCCGACTTTATGACTTACTATGATAACGAACTTATATCTGCTAAGGCTGATGTAAAGGTATCAGGTAATGTTGAAAAACTAATTGCCAGTTTACCTGGCATGACTGAAAACAGATTTAACCAGCTTCAAGAAATTGAGGCTGTGTTAAATTATCTACACATACAACTACGTAAGATTCGTAGAAAACATTTTCAAAAATATTTAGAAGCCTACAACAGAGCATTAACTGATAGAACTGCTGAAAAGTATGTTGATGGTGAACAAGAAGTTGTTGACTTTGAAACTATTATTAATGATGTTGCGTTATTGCGTAATCGTTGGTTAGGTATTATGAAAGGACTAGAGGCTAAACAATGGCAAATGGGGCATATTGTACGCCTGCGTACAGCGGGTATGGAAGATATAACGGTTTAGGAAATAAAATGGGAACAATGAGTACAAATCCTTATCAATCATTAAGTAATACTGTTACTATAACCAGTGCTAGTCAAGGGTTGGGGTCATATAATTATCACAATCCGGTCACACTAACTACTGCAAATATTAGCGCACTATCACCCGGTCAGATCAAATCGCTTAGTCAAAACATTAATGGTGGAAATTTGTACACTGGGTATTCATCTCAACCGTTTCAAACCTTAGATGACATTCTTAATTCTCATTACACAAAATATGAGATATATGAATTCAAAGAAGATGCATTGGCATTAGGTTGTGCATGGTATAGAATTAGAAACATTCGCAAAAATATTGATGTTCCTAAATTGATTAACTTAACCATTTATAAATTAACCGATAGAGACTTAACCCATGCATTGAATAACGATGATAGAACTTTGGCAAATACCATACGTGATTATTATAGCAAAAAGATTATGATGTGGAAACTAAAGGGCATCAAATTAACTAATTTCCGTGAAGACTTAAACAAGTTTATACATGGCGATCAACATAAGATTAAAGAAACATTCTTTCCTATTATCTTTAGATTGCCTGAGTTTTATGAATACGATATTAATATTGATAAGATGAGAGAACAATTAATTGATATCCCGGATACTGAAGAACTAGAAAAGTATAAGGGAAAGCAATCTTGTTTAAGTTTAACACCTTTAGTCAGTTTAGTTAAAAATAACAAACGCATAAAGGTTGTAGAATACTGGTTTAAGACTGAGGAAGATATACCTGTAATGTTAAGTATAGAACCTAAGAATCCTTTAGAGCATATTTGGAATAAGATTTTTGATAGTAAAAAAGTATTACAAATTTCAGGGCACATTTTTGTTAAAAGTATGACCGATTTTGAATACTTAAGTATTAACAATTGGAAATTAGAGGATTGACAATAATCAGATATTAGCATATAATACATATTCTTTAAACAAAAGGAGTTATCAATGGAATGTACTTACTGTCGCAAATGGCATTTTCAAGGTCTTTTGTCATGCCCAACTGCTCCGAAAACTCCAGTAGCCCCTAAGTCAGAGTAAGTAAAATAGTGTTGCAGAAATGCAACACTATTTCTAACCAAAATTTGACAACAAATCGTTTTGGGCTTATAATAGAGTTTTAGTTGATTGAATACAGGGAGTCATAATGTCTAAAGTTAAAATTTTGTCAGGTTCTTATCGTAAGAACTTTGTGTCTAATCAAGTGTTTACTCTTGTAAAAGGTTATCAAGTCGGTGCAAAAGGTGGGTATGTGACTGTAAAAAATGAAGGTCATTTCCCTGAAGTCAACATTCAAAACGTAAAGGTGTTAGTAGATAATATGGAAGCAATTCAATTTGTAGATTCTAATACAGAATCTAAGCCAGTTGTAGAAACAAAAGCAATTGAAACAGACGAACAGGCAATGGATCGCATTGCAACACGTTTTTCAATTTTAGATGAAATGTCAAGGGCCTGTATTGCCAGCGATATTCGTGCTATGATTGTATCAGGACCTCCGGGCGTAGGTAAATCATTTGGTGTTGAGCAACAAATGGAAAAAGCAAGTTTGTTTGACAAAATTGCAGGTAAGCGTCCTCGCTTTAATGTTGTTAAAGGTGCTATTTCAGGTATTGGTTTGTTCGCTATATTGTACAAATATAGTGATGCTAAAAACGTTTTGGTATTTGATGACTGTGATGTGTGGGAAGACCCTGATGCACTTAACGTACTCAAAGGTGCACTAGATTCAGGCAAAACACGTAGAATTAGCTGGAACAAAGATTCACGTATCTTACGTGAAGAAGGTATCCCTAATACTTTTAACTTTAATGGTTCAGTGATTTTCATTACAAACTTGAATTTTAACGACAAGCGTAGTGCTAAGATCAAGGCTCACTTGGATGCATTACAAAGTCGTTGTCACTATCTTGACCTTACAATTAATAACGAACGTGACAAAATGTTGCGTATCAAACAAGTTCACCGTGATAGTGATTTGTTTGCACGTTATGAGTTTGAGGCAGGTGTTGCAGATAGTATCTTTGATTTTATGTGGGAACATAAAGCAAATTTACGTGAAATCAGTTTGCGTATGTGTTTGAAAATTGCAGACTTGGTTAAAGTTAGTCCAACTAACTGGAGAGAGTTTGCAAAGGCAACTTGCGTTAAGCAAAGTTAATTTTTAGTAGAACTTTTAGGGGACTTAGTGTCCCCTTTTTTTGCCTTTACTATTGTGTTTTGTGATTGATAAATGTATAATATGAATATGTATGTAAAGAAACCATCTACCAGAGAACATGTGATACACTATTTGGTTCACTATATCAAATTAGGTACATATGACAATAAGTTTATTCGCAATCTTTATCATAATATTGATAAACCATTAACCACAAATCAAAATGAGTTATTGGAAAAGATTATTCTTAGATATAGTAAACAACTGGCCAAAAAAGAACTTAACGCAAGTGACCTAATTAAACTACCTTGGACTAAACCTCCTATAGAAAGTAGCCCTGAATTTACCAATGCTCATATTACAAGAAGTGATGACAAACTTATAATTAGAACACCTTACAAAAAAGACTATGTTAACCAATTAAAGAAAATTGAATATCCAACCATATGGATGCATGAACAGAAATTATGGATTACCGATTATTGCGAATCTACTTTAAAGTATGTAACTAAACTAACAGAGGAACATTTTAAAACAGTAGAGTACTGTGAAGATATACAACAAACTATTAAATATCTAAATCAATATACAGATTGTAAGTATTGGGATCCTACGTTAATGTATACTAATGATAGGTATATATTATATGCAACAAATGAGATTGTATATGAACATGTAAAGGATTTGTTAATTGATATTGATTTAGTTAAGTTAGCAAGATTGGTTAGATATGGTATTGTGATAGATGATTCAGTAACGGTTAATCTTGCTAAAACTTATTCAATTAATGATATTCAATTTGTGGTTGATGCACAACCTAGACTTGAGTACACTAGTGACATTAATAAATTTATAGAAAAATTAGAAATGGTACAATGTGATTCTCTTATAATGAATGACCTTCACTACTTCAAAAAAGTTTTCAATAAAAGTGTTATTGCTCAACTTAAAGAAAAGAACATAGATGTGCATATGATTGACCGAGGATTAGGTCATGAAAGCATACAGATAAACAAGTATAAGTTCCCTATCGTATTGAGTATGTCTACCAGAGATGATAGAATAGTATTAAATTCAATAGGTAAGATAGTTCACCTAGTAAGCAGTATATGAAACAATGTAAAATAATAGTTAAAGATGAAGTAAACGTAAAGTTTGAGGGATTAGAACTACCTGATCGTAAAACATTAATGAGAATGTTTGAGTACGAAAAGCCCGGAGTTCGTTATCTTCCAAGTGTCCGACTTGGTCGTTGGAATGGTAAGGTTAGCTTTTTTAGTCTAGGTGGCAGTACTTATGTAAATCTATTACCTGAAATAATTCCATTACTAGATCAGGCAGGATACGATTTAGAACTAACAGACCTAAGAGAATATAAAACAGTTTTTAATTTTAAAGAAATCAAAGAAGATACATTTGGTGATAAGACTTGGCCTAAAGGTCATCCTAAAGAAGGTGAACCTGTATTGTTTAGAGACTATCAGATTAAAATTGTAAATGAATTTTTAAACAATCCGCAAAGTCTACAAGAGATAGCAACAGGTGCAGGTAAAACATTGATAACTGCTGCATTAAGTTATAGTGTGCAAGACTATGGTCGTAGTATTGTTATCGTACCTAACAAAAGTTTAGTAACACAAACAGAAAGTGATTATATTAATCTTGGGTTAGATGTAGGTGTATACTTTGGTGATAGAAAAGAGTATAACAAAACACATACTATCTGTACTTGGCAAAGTTTAAACAACATGCTAAAGAAAACAAAGAGCGGTGAAGCAGAAGTAAACATTGGTGACTTTTTAGAAGGTGTTGTTTGTGTAATGGTTGATGAGGTGCATATGGCTAAAGCAGATGCACTAAAAGAATTGTTAACAGGTGTAATGAGTAATATACCTATTCGCTGGGGACTAACTGGAACTATACCTAAAGACAAATACGATAGTCAATCAATATTTGTTAGTTTAGGAAACGTAATTAATAAACTAAGTGCTAGTGAATTACAGGATAGAGGTGTGTTGGCACAATGTCATGTAAAGATTATGCAATTAAAAGATGATGTAGACTTTACCAACTATCAAAGTGAGTTAAAACATCTACTAGAAGATCCATTACGTTTAGATACAATAGCACAAAAGATATTAGAAATTAAAGATACAGGTAATACACTTGTATTGGTTGATAGAGTAAATGCAGGTAAAGAATTGATAGCAAGATTACCCGATGCAGTATTTGTAAGTGGAGAAACAAGTTTAACCGAACGAAAAGAAGAATACGATGAGATTGCTACTAGCACGGGGAAAATTATTGTTGCGACTTATGGTGTTGCAGCTGTTGGAATTAATTTACCTAGGATATTTAATCTTGTTTTATTAGAGCCCGGAAAGAGTTTTGTCCGTGTTATTCAGAGTATTGGACGTGGAATTAGAAAAGCAGAGGATAAAGACTTTGTGCAAATCTATGATATAACCAGTAATTGTAGATTTGCCAAACGTCATTTAACACAACGTAAAGCATTTTACAAAGATGCAAATTACCCATTTGACATGGAAAAGTTGACATACAAATAACAAAGTAGTATAATACACATATGAGAATTTTAAATTTAGAAAATAACGAGTTTTATAACCTAGAAACACTACCAGAGGAAATAGATGATCTCCGCTTTGCAATACTTGATAATAGTAATCCTTCTAACGTTGACTATCATTATATTCCGCTAATCTTTTTAGAGAGTTTTAATAGTCCAGCATTAGTTTTACAAATAGGCGACAAGACATTAAAGATGCCCATTGATTGGCAAATACTTATAGGTGAACCTGAGATAGGTGACTTAGAAACATTACCATTAACAAGTATCAATGACAGAGGATTTAATGTATTTGAGTTTAATCCATTGAGTAGTTTTAGACCTAGCTTTCTTCCTGTAGAAATCGTAAACATATACCATGATGTAACTTGGTATGCACCTAGATTGCGTAATGGACAATTCTTATGTGTACCTATTGATGATGGACCCAAGCCCCGATGTGTTTATTTTGTAAAAGAGATAAGCCGTAATTGTGAAATCGTAGATTATAATCAAGCATTCTAATGGCAAAAGCAAAAGTATCAGTTGATGAAAAGTTTCAAAATCAAGAACTAGACTTGTTTGAAACACTAGCGGCTATTGATAAAAAAGATTATGCATACTTTGATAAATTAACTGAAGAACAACAACGAAAATTTGTTCCTTATATGTTAACTCATTGGGTAAGCGCAGTTAAAGGTGCAAGTGACATACAAGGATATTATGTCATGGCAACTGATAGTGCAGTAAACAAACATTTGTTTAATGAGTATGTACAACGTCATCCTAAACTACATTGGTTAATGTTTTGTGCTGCAGGACTAGGTATGAAACAATTTCATCAATGGATTCCTCATATCAAAGTAGGTGTTACTAGTTTACGTGACCCAGCTAAAGTAGCAGACATCATTGAGTATTTTACAAAGATATATCCTAAAACAGACGGTAACAAAATTATTGAGATGGCTGAATCTTTTGTAACAGAACAAAAGAAAATGCATTATCTTGCAAAAATATATCCTAATTTAAAGCGTGAAGATATCAAACTATTAGCACATTTAGTAACTGACGAAGATATCATACAGTATGAAAAAGACCAAGGAAATTGAAACTACTCCTAAATTTAGTTGTGAGTTTTGTAATAGAGAATTTGTAAGAGAGCGTACATTATTATCTCATATATGTGAATATAAATCACGTTGGTTAAGTAAAGATCAACCAGGCAACAGATTTGCATTTAAATTCTGGTTGCAGTTTTATGCTAAACATAGCATGAGCAAAACAAAGAATAAAACTTACCAAGAGTTTATTAAAAATCCATATTATATTCCATTCGTAAAGTTTGGTAACTATTGTGTAGAGGTTAACGTATTAAACCCTGCTAGATATGTAGATTGGTTACTAAAAGATAATATCAAAATAGACAATTGGATAAATGATAGTAACTATACCAAATACTTAATAGAATATTTAAGGGATGAAGATCCTTTTGATGCCATTCACCGTAGTGTTAGTTATTGTATAGAACTATCAGAAGCTGACCATATACAACCAAATGATGTATTAAGATATGGAAACCCAAATAAGATATGCTATGCGATAACAGTGGGTAAGATATCGCCATGGATGTTGTATTGCAGCGACAGTGGTATCCGTTTCTTAGAGACATTAAATCAAGACCATGCTAAAATAGTTATAGATTATATCAATCCAGATCAGTGGGCGTTAAAATTTCATCGTGAACCAGAACTTAAAAAAAGAATTAGTGATACTCTTAAAGAAGCAGGATATTAATTTGCATGAGTAAAATAGTTTGGGTGCGTAGAGGTGATCTTACACTTATCGCATATAGCGAAGAATCGTTTCTATCTGGTATAACAGGATTGAGAGAAACTGATATGAATCCAGTACATGAATGGAGTAAAACTTGTAACTGTGGAGTACGTATTAGTTTTGATATGTGGAAGTTTAATTCAGAAAAAGAATTAGCTTGGTTTTTGTTAAGGTGGTCATAGATGAATGAGTGGATTCCAAAGTTAATTAGCAGTATTCTAAGTATATTAGATGCTAGTACCTTACGGAATAGAATGTATCAAAATCAACAAGAACATGAATTGATGTGGACTGTGTTAGATGATATAGCAAGAATGTATCCAGAGCATGATAGCGGTCGTAGAGCAAAACAAATTTTAACTAAAGTAACAAATAGGTATACTAAATGACTAGGGTGTTAAACAAAAAATAC